CTTCGCGGAAGACCTCGACCGAGAGTCCGACGCGATCAACGATCTTGTAGCCCTTCATATCTCCGAGAACCAGCGGGATACCAAAGGTGGCCAGGGTCACGTCCGGCATGAACTGGTTCTTGGCGATTTTGTAGCCAAGCAGGGAGGCCGAGTAGCCATTGGCATAATTCGGCCAGGCGTCCCCTAATGCCCATTGCGGCATGGTAGCGGTGCCGGCGTTGATGGCCCGAATAGCGGCGAAGGTGGCTTTGTTGCCGTAGAACTTGGCATTGTTTTCGTACTGAGGAGGCAGGTACCGGTCAAGGCCAAGGATGCCAACGGTAGCGCTGCCCCATTGCACAGCCAGCGTGGTAGAGGCCAGTACGCGCCCGCCCTGATAGGTTACACCATCAACGGTGCCAGTAGAGCTGGCCGCGATGCCGAAGGTCGGATGCGTCAGGAAACCCTGGGGTTTTCCGACGCCATCACCATTCGTAAACGCGTCTTCCTCGCCCAATGAGAAAGATTCCGCCATGAGTTCGGTCACGTATCCGAGAACGTCGAAGCTGTTATCTTCGAGTTGCTCGCGAGTCAGGATAATGGCGGCGGTAGCGAGATGGGCCGGGATTTTCATCTGACCGGCGACAGGATTGGTGGCTTCACTGATGTCAGAGGCCAACGGAGACGAGGCCCGCCAGCTGAAGCGCACGCCAGAGGTATAGAGATCGTCGGCGGAGTACGTCACAGCTGGGAACGTGATTGAGTCGGTTCCGGTCGTGTAAACACTGGCGTTTGGACGCACACTGGACATGGCCGCCATACGTTTGATAAGCTCTGGCCGGAAATCAGGAGGAATCCAGTAGCCGCCGGCGGTATCTGAACCCTCGTTCAGCACCTTCATGGCGTCACCCTTCATCGGGCGTTTCAGACCTTCGCAGCGGATGTAGTCATTGACGGCATCTTTGTAAGCGCCCGATTTCAGTGCCGCGAGTTTTTCCTCTCCGAGCGAGCGATAAGCACCGTCGACGGGGTACAATTCGCCGGTTTTGGGGTCAGCGGTAACACCAGGGATTTCTCCTTCACCGGGAGTGGCTTCACGAGAAAAGCTGGATTTTACAGGAGAGCCAGCGGACTGCTCACCCCAGGCTTTCAGATCGGCACGCTTTTGAGCCGCATCGATCTGATTTTTAATCATATCCGCTTTGGCGATGAGATCATTGTATTTCTTCATCTCTTCGGCGGTCGGCTCCCGTTTCGCGGCTTCGCATTCTGCTTGAATGGCGTCTGCCTGATCGAGAGTCGATTTGAAACTTTTCGCAAGTTCTTCGTTCATTTTCAAATCTCCTTATGATAAAAGTCGTAATCGTTTCATCCGGGCGGTTTGCCACGCCCAGTTTTTGGGCGCATCCGGCAAGCAGACGCCGATGGATTTCAAATAGTCAATACTTCCAATCATGCGCGGTTCAGCAGGGCAGTCAGTGAGCGCAGCCGCGAAGAACGGCCATGTTTTTAACCACGTGCTTTTTCCAGTCTGAACACGCTCCACGTATTGAGGCGCAGAATCCGAGGAAGTCCCCAGTTTACCGGCCGCAATAAGGGCATCAACAGCTTTGCGATAACGGTGAGATCGGTCGAGCCTGGCGACGTAAAAACGCCCAACATCATCATCGCCGAAGTCAGTGATCACACCGATGCGAGGATCGGCTTTGAAGGCATCGTCCTGCGCGTGATCCCATGTCAGGGGGCGCGGTGATTTCCCAAGTTGGGCATCCCAAAAGTCGGTGGACTTGGTAAAGTATTCTGTCTCAAGGTCGGTAATCTTTGGCCCACCCCACAGCATGGCATAACCCTTGATCTCGTCCTGACTGATGGATTTTACAGCCAGAATATCGGGCGCAACGGATAGACCAATGGACTTGGCGTAAGAATCAAACGACTTTTCTGATCCCAATCCCAAGTCTGGCTGGTCTTCTCCCATTGGATCGAGTTCATCCAACAGTGCTCTGATTTTACGTAGGCGCTCAATGTCGATCATTGAATTGCGAGCGCCGGATTTATTAGCGTCTGATACGTTGGCATAAAGAGCGCGCAAATGTGCTTCAGCTTTAGGCCTGGTTTCGTGAGGACTTCCGATAACCTTGCCAGTATCTTTTTCAATGACTGCAAATTTTCCGTCTTGTTCTTTGATCTCGTATGGCATGTTAACCTCTGAGAAATAAAAAAGCGCCAATAAACCTTTATATAAGGTTTACAGGCGCTGCGTAAAGGCCGAAGCCTATCTTTTACACAATCCGCGTATCTGTGAGTTATTCAATTGGTATTACAAGGACATGATACTACTTTAGTAATTCCATGTCAAGTAGTTTCCAGCCGGTTTTGTCCAATCGGCGCAACTCTAGCAGGATATCGGTGATCTCACGCTCTGATTTCGTCTGCTCTTCCAGAAAGCCTGGAAAATCATCGTGTGGGACTGTCAGAAACGAGCATGTGCGGGGGTCTTCTGATTGTTCGGCCAGATAGTAAAGCGTTTCCAATGAGACCGTGTTTTGCTGCTCCAATTCCAGCGCGCCCTGGAAAAGATCGATCAGGGCATCACCCGGAAGGAGATCAATCATCATCAAATTGGTGTAGACCGGAACTTCATTGCGAGCGACGAGATAGTTTTCGATCAGATCGGCGTGTTCGTGTTCTTCATCGGCGGACCGTTTCATCCATGCCGCCACGCCAGGATAATTGGCCGCCTCCGCTTGCGCCGCTTTCGCGCGGTAGTTGGCCTCATTCTGGCGCTCTTTGTTAAATTGCTCTTGTAATGCCTGTTTTAGGGATTCGTTCATTTCTCCATCTCCTTATAGATCACCCGATAATTCGTTCCCATTCGCCGATCAAGTTCTTTGAAACACAGATCGACAATATCATAGGCCTGATAAACTTCATGCACGATCCTGATGATCTTGCTCAATTGTACTATATCCATAGTTTTCAAGTATTCAAACGGGCGGATATAAACCGCGTCCGCCCAATACATTTGACTTTGCGTCTGGTGCATCTCGCTGAATTTGTGAAAGATGAACCCCTGACTTCGTAGAAACAGATCAATATCCCCAAAGAGCGGCTGATTTTCGTAGAATGGGATGAAATTAACCTCAATATGGATAACAAGCACGTCTTTGAGTTTCTCGATGGCGTTCTGCAAGACCATCAATTCCGCGCCCTGGATGTCCATTTTCAAAAAGTCGATAGCATCCATCGGGATATCATCCATGCGCTTGGTCTCTATTTCTACAGAGCGTAGAATTTCGCTCAGGTCTGGTTGATCGAGAACCCCAACGAGAACATGTTTATCCGGCTTGAAAATAGAAGTCATGCCAGGATATTTACAAATATTCAACATGTGTGCTTTTCCATCGCCAAGCGCCCAGGGATAGTATTTGTGAGTTTCGTCCTGTGGTAATTGAGCAAACATCTCGGGTGACGGCTCGAAGCCTGTGATCTTGCATTGACCGTTCTTGGTAAGCGGTAGATAAACTGGATCACCATCGATTGGCGCAGCCCCCACGTCTACGATATGAATCTTAGTGTTCGGCATTATGAATTTTATATCTACTTGACTCATTTTATTCTCAATCCCACAGAAACAACATATTGTACGAAAAGCTTTTCGTCTTTCGCCGGATTATATATCTCAATACAATCGATTGTAGTATTTTCATCAATGCCGTAAACGACGAGTATATCATCCACTTCATCTTTGAATTGCTTCCAAGTTTTTTCATCGGCTTTTTTTCTTTGTGAGATCGTTATGATCTCTTTTGATATTCCACGAACAAAAACCGATTTACCAGACATAGCATCTTGCATACACGTGACATTTATCCAGTCGCACTTATCATCTGGAAATACAACATCTTCGTTATTTTCGAACTCGATGACATTATGACTGATCTGTTTCATTATTTGCGGCCTCCCAACCGCATCATACTTCCCTTAAAATCTGAGAGTTGATTATGGCACGTTTTAATATTTCATTAAAAGCATCTTTGTCATAAGTATGACTACTATCTGTTAGGCTTCGTTCGCAAAGTTCGCAGACATCGCTTGGGCCTAACCATATATGCGGAATTGTAAATTCTTCCAAGTTTACACCGTATTTATTAGAGCACTCATCGCAAATTTTGTGATTCATACTTTTCTCCTGGTCATTTCTCCGACCTTTCGTCGGGCATAGTCCATAGCTGCCCGGATGTTCTGCTGGATCAAGACATTAACCTTTTTCCAGCCGGCCTTATACTCATGCGCCGATTGTGTCAGATTTCCTTGCACAAACTGGGCATAAGGCACCTGGTTTATGATTCGCGTGCGAGTGCGCTCGCCCGTGGTCTTCCATCCTTTTTTTAGGGTCATGGTACGGTTACTGTGTCCCGGACTGATCGAGCCGTCACGAATGCCAGCCATTACGAACCGGCGCTGTTTCTCGCTGACAAACGGCTCTCCATAAGCTGCACGTCGGGTGACATATTTATAGTGCGGATAGAGTCTGATCAGACGTACAAGTTCAGTCGCCACGGATTCAGATACCAACCCGCGTAAATTCCTTTGAACGTTGTCAATATACTTTTTTGCGGCATCCTGGCGCACAGTAACGCTGAATCCTTCGGCTTTATCTGTTGGCATTATACATTCCCTGCCATAGCAATATCGAGCAATCTGTCGAGCGCGTTGGGAGACCGCCGCCGATCCGTGGGCGACAGCCGGCAGTCACATTTCCAGCCGCCGCACGAGAGCAGGTCATTCGGCGCTCCCTGGGGATGAAAACCGGCCGTTTCCCATTCCTCAGCCCAGGCAATAATGCCATTCAACGCCGAGCATGTCTCGCAGTGCTGTTCCGTCTCTCCCAACTCCCATATAAACCTATCCTTAGTATCAGCCGTTGCCAACGTCGCGGTCGCCACCATTTCGCTGTACCTGTTAGCCCACAATGGAGCGCGGGCTTTGAATTGGCCTACGCCTGTTTCGTCCGCCGCGCCCTGAACAATGTCAGCGGCGAACTGCTCGATGTATTGATACTGCTCCACGACCGCAGACTGGTATATCTGCTCCCATTCGTCGGTCATGTCTTTTTGGGGGTCAAGATCATTTTCTCTCATGCCCTCATTCCAGGCACGGCGTAGCTGTTGTTCCATGAGGTCGGCCAGTTTGTCACTAAAATCAGTTTCGGTAATTTTTCCGTTGTATAGATCGCCAATAGACTGTTCTAAAGCAAACAGGAAATAGTCATAGGTCTTCATCGCGCCTATAGTTTCCAGGTCGGAAGAAAGCGACGGATCGAGGTATAATCCCCTCGCGGTCAGGTGCAATGCCATCGCCTTAAATGGGTTCACGCGACAACAGCCTTCACTTCCGACACGGCTTTTTTGAGTTCGGCATACAGCGCCAGTTCCACCGGCGACGGTTCCATGCGCTCCGCCTTCACACCAAATTCAGAGAGTAATTTAATTTGATCGTCCAGCGGAACATACTTAAACTCAAACGACGCGATGATATTTTTCTTGCCCTCTTTGATCCGACGTTTTGCAAATTCGCGGAAGTGTTTTATCTCGTCCTCTTCCTCTGGTTCTGGCTTGCGAGTAACGACGGTTTCTTCTGGAAGAGGGATGACCGGTGGAACTTCTGGTTCCTCTTCTTTCTCCATAGGATTTCCGCCATAAAAGATTTCATCGCCGCCATCTTTGGGATCAAGGCCTTTTTCCTGGCGCGCTTCGTTTAGCGTGACTGTACCGGATTTATAACCATCGTCTGCCCGTTTCCAGCGCTGATTACGATCTTCTTGGAGCGCCATGATCTTGTGGGTATCAAACTCTGCCACCAAAGATTCATTATCTTCAAAGTCGGGGAGTAGTTGTTCCGTCAGTTCGGAAGATAGTAATTTCCATTCGTTAGTAACATTTTCCTCGTACCAGGAGCTTTTACCTTCCTTGTAGTTGTTCATCGTAGACCGATCCATGCCAATTTTGGCACTGATCAGGATCGGCTTGACGCCATAGACCATACAAATACGCGCCTCGGAGCGGGCATCTAACTCTGGAAATACCATTTCCTTGAATGTTTGCGCCGTACTGGCATAAGTAGCGCCTTGCCCTAATACAGCGATGTCACCGGCATTTTCGCTGCCGCCGTGCATTTGTTTCCATTGTCCTCTCAATCGGGTGGCCTCTGTGTCGTTAAGCGTTTGAGCTACTGACAGCACTCCGCCCAGAAAAGCGCCATTGCGGACAAAGGTGCTGATTAATTTTGTAATGTCGTTATCCAGACCCAAGATGGGCGCAAGCACCGCAGTCGGGCCTAGGGGTTTTTTGAACGGAAATAGGGGGTTGAAATCTCCGAAATAAACGATCTCTTCCATTGGAATATCAACAAAGGGAAGACCGTAAGGCATATACCTGATAGCGCGCAATGGTTCGTCAGGGCCAGCTAGGAATGAGCAGAAATCAGGGCGCATCGGCCAGAGAGCGATCACTTGCCCCAGATTATTGCGCTCCTTATTCCAGGCGGCAAAGCCGGCGATCTTGCGGTAGATTTCCGTTGCCATCCAAAATTCCTGTTGCGATATCCCAGGACACGGCCGCTTCATGAATTTTGAAAAAGCATGATTTGGCAAGGCCTCTGGTTCTTCGCCCGCTTCATTGACGGCGACAACCGGAGGCTCAGCGATGGACTTGGCCCAAAGATCGATGCAAGCGTAAGCCAGAGAATTAGTGTTATACCCGAGCTGTGCCAGGCTGTAAGCAGTGCCATTGTCAAGGTATTTTGGCGTCCCGGTCTCCCACGCAGGGTTATAGCGAGCATACGCGCCGCCGGTATGCAGTCCCATTACCTGAGAGGTATACTGTTGCTGCTGTTGAATATTAACCAGGGATTGAGCGATTGATTCGTCGAGCCAGCTCATAAGTTTATCCTTTCTGCCAGTTGCGTTTGAGTCTCTCCCAAAATCCCAATTTTCGACCAGCCTCTGATTCGATCAATGCCGCTTCGATGGCCGCTAGGCTGTCATCAATAAAAAATACTTGTGCATTTTTTCCAACACGGGCAGCGGCTTCCAATGCCACGAGCTTGCTATCAAAAGACAGCGCCACGATTTCACCAGTTGGCTTGCGTCCTTTAAGCCAGCCATCACCAGGAATCCACACGCCATAGAGGACAGGAGCGGTCATAGGAACACCTGAATAGGAACCGGCTGCATATTTGCTAACAAAATGCTTTCTCCCTTGTCTGGGCTTCTCCCAATTCGTTTCTTGATTTCTTCCTTGTCTTCAACCAACACACCGGATGTAGTAAGTTTATATCTGGCGCTGCATAGATCAGCAACTACTTCATTGCCAGGCGGGAGAGCAATATCGTCTCCGCCGTTTGGATCGAGGGCGTCCCTCATTCGCCAATATAATTCAGCACGGGTATTTCTCATCTTAAGTTTACCACTTTTATCTCTGTAAGTGGATGCGTTGGCAGAATTTATTGCTACTACATTATCGTACATTGGACTGAGACTGTCAAATACAGAGCCACCGATCCCACCGATGTCAAGATTTATCACACTCGGTTTTTCTTCTCCCAATGATTTTCGCACCAATTCAGCCCCGGTAGGGCCATCTGGAACGGCAGCGCCAGGCCAAAACGCGAGATCATCAAAATAATTGTCATATCGTTTTGACATGCTGAAATTGTCCCTACCACCGCGAGCTGGGTCAATCCCAACCGCTGTCAACGGCGTTTCTGGTTTCTCACGCTCCAACCATCGGCGCTGCGCCGCCCTTACCCATTCGGTCGGTATGATCTGCCATGGATCGGCCATAGCCGAAGCGTGAAAGTCGCCATAAAGCATCATGGATCGTAATGGCTCTGGTAGTGATTGTAGAACAGATCGGTAACGATCATCGGATGAAAGAAACGGGTTATCATCCAATTTTGCCGGGATGAATGTCCTCGAAAGAGGAATGATCGTTTCTGTTCCATTCTGAATCGGATCGCCAGTCATATACTCCCGCTCTTCGCCGTCGATAGTAGCGTACCAGCGCAATTCCCCGGGTTTAGCTGGATTAGGATGATGATCGTCCAGCCATGCGCCCCACCTGCGGACAACCCAGTTTCCAGCATCATCAATCGGAGGATTGCCAGTAACAATAACCCTGACCCTTTGGTCTGGGTTGGTTGACCGCGTCCAGCCGCAAATAAAGACATATTGACTTTCGGTAAACTCGGTAATTTCGTCAAATAGTTTATGATCGTGCGGCCGGCCTTGCCAGTCTTTTTTATTGTCCTCGTATTGAACCGCGCCAAACTCAGCCACCCTATCACGCGGTAAATCCCAACTATGCTCAGCTTTATTTTCCTTGCCGTCGCTACCGATAACATCCCGCATTTGGTGAATAAGCTCTTTAAGGTTCGGATAAACACGGCGGAAAATAGCGGAGTGAGATCCCAGCTCTGAAGCCATACCAACCAGCAGACTGGACTTACCCCCACCGGCTGCGCCACCATAAAATAATTCATCGGCTCGGGATAAAAGGGCTAACCATTGTGGTTTACTTTGGGGTATCCACTTCGCCGTTCGATTGTGTACCCGTTCCAGGTACGATTTCTCGGATGGCATCAGCGAGTGTAGATATGGCTCGATCAAATCTGTCATCTGGTTGTACCTTGTCTCCCTTGCTGGTGATGTCAACCTTGTCGGTAATCATGCCGTTCAGTTTTGCGATTGTATTCAGCGCCTCTTGTGCGCTGTAAAGTTCAATTTCGGTTTCAACAATTTCACGATCTTCGTCGCTTTCTTTCTTTGCGATAAAGGTCGTTACTTTTTGTTTGATCTTCTTAATGAGTTTGGTTTTTTCCTTAACTCTCAATTCCCCGTTTTCGTCGCGCTCCATTAACTCAAGGGTATAACCGGAAGTCGTGACGTGCATCAAATCCGCAATATCCCCCCTGGCAATATCGGCAATGCGCGTTAGCACCTCGTCCGATTCCATTACCTTGTCTTTGACGCGTTCTTTGATTGCGTCCGAAATGTCAAGTTTTGCTAATAATTGGCTTGCAATTGTGCGTGCAGTCTTTTTTGAATAGCCGGCGCGAATAGCGGCCTGGGCGCCGTTATGATCCTTTATGTATTCGTTTACAAAGGCTTCTTGCTTGCTATTCATATCTCGGCTTAATTTTCATCGGCACGTTGTCCCACCAGTCGCGGAAGGGCTGACCGTAACACATAACCTGCTGATGGAAGAATTCTCGCCGATGCTCGTAAGAGTTGACAAATCCAGTCGAGTGACATAAACGGCAGAGCGGTTCGAGATTGTAATGGTGGTCTCGCCAAACTTGTCCGCGTTTTCTTCCAAACAAACAGTGATGCCTTTCCGTTGCTGGCCGGCCGCACAGGTTACAGGGGACATAGTCGCTCACTCAATATCCGTTTTGTCAGACGCCGGCGGAATTGATGTTATCCAATGCGGATCATGATATCCTGGCACAAACCACGGATCAACAATGCGGTATGTCGTCCTTTTATGACAATCGCAATAATCGACGTGCGGGGCATTGATCCGGTGGCACCGCGGGCATTCCCAAGGTTGAGGAAATCCAGTCATAATGACCTACCAGCTTTTTAATGCTTCCATGATGCTAATCTGTTCTGGCGTTTTTGAACTGTGAACAAAGGTTGCGTTTGACATCAACCTAATAGACGCCCATTTCACTAAATCTTTGGGAAGTTTCCAGGCAATCCACATAACAAATTTATCAAACATAGTATCCTCCCGCTATCGATAGCCGGGCCTGCTGATCGCCCAACATAGGCAGCATATACGTGCACAGGCCCGGCGTATCTTCGTGATTATTTGCCGCGAGCCTTTGCTTCCGGGGAGTTGAGTTCGTCCCAGACAGCCGCCTCGACAGCCGATTCGATCAGGCCGACGTCGATAGTCAATTTATTAGAGGCGAGCCAATCCTGAATGAACTTGACGGCATAGGCTTTCTTTTCTTCGGCGAGCTGGACTCCGCCAGCCTGCTCAGCGGCCTTCACGGCAATGCCAGCCGCCCATTCGAGTTGATCCGTCGCTTGTGGGTATGCGGCCTTGGCCTCCGCCCAGAGTTTCTTGAAAAGGGCTACGAGGGTGGCCGCGGCCAGTGCCGCCAGAACCGGCAGCATATCCAATGCTACCTTTTGCAAAAACATACTCAGAAAATCGTTCTCCATATTTTTTCCTTTCGCGCGAAACAGAAACAGAATACGATAAGGTAAGTATACACCTATTGAATACCAATTACAAGCGATTGCCAAATGTTAACGTTGGATTAGAGATTATCAAAACGCTTGACAAACAACCCAGCGCTTGGTATAGTTAAATCAAACAAAAGCAGTGCAGAAACCGGAGGAAAAAATGGCATACATAGTGACACAGGTAAGCGGAGAGCGTTATGATCAGGCGCGAGAATATGTGCGCCTGCGCTTAGTAGATATGGCCGCAGCGCAGGATTTTTATCGCAAAACAACCGGAGAGCAGGGGCCAGACCCGACGAGCGTGTGGTGGATTTACAACGCCGACGACGCACTAGCCAGACGCAACAGCGTCACTGCCAAAGAAATCAGATCTTTCTTGCACCTCGCCGAAGGCAAGATTATTGATTCGAATGCCTGGGCGCGCGCGGTATGCGCCATTGCAACCCGCAAACATGGTGGCGAGTGGAAATACTATTACGAATACTGACCGGTAATTACCGGTCGTCTGCTACGTCGCAGACCTGATGATGGCGGCAGTCACCGCCGAAACCGGAGGAAAATAAAATGCCTGAAATGAATCCTAATCACAAAAATCCAGCCGCCGTCGCCCTTGGCTCCATCAAATCGGCGCGTAAGTCCGCTGCTGCCCGCGAGAACGGCAAGAAAGGTGGACGGCCTTATAAAAACGTGTTCCGCGCCACAGAAATAGACTCCAACCTCATTGGCAATTGGATCGCAGATATGAACCCGAGCGCCGGGCCGATCAATCCTGATTGCTACTGGTATTTCAACACCAAAAAACAGGCCTGCCGATTTGTCGATTTGGTGAACGGCGGAATGAATCCATATCAGGCCGTACGCGAAGGTTGGGAAGATTAATCGACTTGCTGACTAATTTAACCGCTTGACAATTGTGGTAACGCCAACTATAATCATAAGCATGGAAACGAAACCTAAACCCCGTAATCAGTTTTTGAAAATCCGCGTCAATAGCGACGACGTGGAGTTGCGCAAGATGGTCACGGACTTCCACGGAAAAAGCATGAGTGAAGTTGATCGCATCCTGTGGGAAGAAGAGGCCGAAGAGGTCAAGAAATTGATCGAGATCAAG